ATACCGTTCACGAAATTCAAGGTGAAACTTATCCTGTTGTTTCCCTCGTCCGCGTTACTGTCACACCTATTCAAATAATAGACTCGAAGTCCCCGCATGTCGTGGTCGCTTTAACCAGGCATACGGAGGCCCTTGTTTATTATACTATCGTGGCGGACTGTGTCGCTACCACCCTTCAAAGTTTGGAAAACGTCGACCAGAGCATTCTTTCTATGTTCACGTGTGTTTCGGGTGCTAAATAGCAATTAAAGCAAGACCGGTTTTACTTCCACAATAATTTGTATTTACCAGTAAGTAAAGCCGGTACTTTTTCAGATATGCAGGAATATTACGATCATGTACTGCCTGGTAACTCTTTCGTTTTAAACGACTACGATAGTGTGACTATGAGACTAACCGACTGCCAATTGAATATTCAACCTTGTCGGCTGACACTATCGAAATTAGACCCAGTACCAGAAGACAGTAAAATGGAAAAGAGAAAGTTCTTAATTCCTTATCTCAAGACTGCCAATGAAAAACCAAGGACACCTGGTCTCTTGGAAAATCTTATTGCAATGATTAAAAGAAACATGAATACCCCTGATCTTGCAGGTACGATCGATATTGACGTCACCTCCCGAAGTGTGGTGGACGGATTTCTGGCTACCTTCCTTAGGGAGGAGCGTCTTGAAGATCACTTGCAAACCGTCAGGAGTCTCTCTTCAGAATCTTTTAATGATTGGTACTGTGGGCAGACTCAACTTTCTCTAGGCCAACTTGCGAACTATGATTTTATAGACCTGCCTCCAATTGATACTTACATGCACATGATTAAGAGGCAGCCCAAAGCTAAGTTGGACAAATCTATTCAATCCGAATATCCTGCTCTCCAGACGATTGTTTATCACCCTAAGGTAATTAATGCAATTTTTGGTCCTGTTTTTAAATTTTTAACAGAGTCCTTTTTAAATTCTGTAGATAATTCAAAGTTTTTCTTTTACACTAGGAAAACCCCCGAAGAGCTTGAAAAGTTTTTCTCTGATCTCTCTGCAAAAAGCGAATGGAGGTGGTGGAATTAGACGTCTCTAAGTACGATAAATCTCAAAATGATTTTCATTTCGCCATTGAAATGGCAATTTGGGAGCGTCTAGGCTTAGATCACTTCCTCGCAAAGATCTGGGAGAAGGGACATCGCCGTACTGTGCTGAAGGATTTCCAAGCGGG